ATATTAAAGCGCATCGGTCTTTATTTCAAATATGTGGTGGCGTTAACGGCCCTGCTAAAACCTCAGCCTCTCCGTCATCACAAATATCATCGCCCTGTGTGAGGTGCCATATACCTGTAATGATTCTTCTTGTTTCAAGGTCTTCAGTTTCGCCATTAGTGTAATAAGCGACCTGCACCCTGCCGTTATGCTGTATCCAGTAGAAACCTTCTTGCATACTCACCGTCCTCTTCAAGCTCTGATAGAACTCATCAAGACGACAGTATCTTATCTGTAAGCCGGAATCCATGCGGGATGTGGACCGCAAAGCCTATGCCAGAACCGTGCAAAGAAGCTCATTATTGAGTGTGATGCCGGGTGCCTCCCGGTGACGCTGCGCCAGACCGCAGAATCGCGCTACTCACTTGCCATGTCTAGTCGCCCCGCCGCATAGGGGGATTCATCACAGGCACAGCCTAGTCTTCTTCCTGCCATAAAGCTATTTTTATCTGTATATTTATTCAGTATGGTCAAAAAGACCAGCGGTGCTCTGCTGGCCAGGGTCATGGAAAACAAAAAGGCCGCCAAACGGCAGCCTTAAAATCTGTGGTAATGGAACTGTAGTGCCGGGTGCCTCCCGGTGACTCTATGCTAGACCACAGAATCGCGTCATTCACCTCTCAGTCTAGTCGCCCCACCGCTTAGGGGGATTCACCACAGGCGCAGCCTAATCTCCTTCCTTCAATAAAGCCAACTTTATCTGTTTATTTATTCAGTACGAACAAAAAAGACAGGCGGTGCTATGTAGGTCAGAACCATGTACATCAAAAAGGCCGCCAATAGGCAGCCTTAGATATAGATGATACTGAAGTTGTGGTGCCGGGTGCCTCCCGGTGACCCTGCGCTAGACCACAGAACCGCGATCTACAACCCGACTCGTTTTGCCTAGACGCCCCACCGCTGAGGGGGATTCACCACAGGCGCACTCTACGTGGCTTGTACCTTAAAAGATACATTTCATTTACTATTTATTAATAATAAAAAACCCCGCCGGAGCGAGGCTTAGGTATCGTTTTAAGTCGATGTCGTATAAACCACTCTTAACAGACTACGATAGTTTTTGCGTACGCGTTAGCTTTTTTGTACTCTTCAGAAAATCAACCACATTGTTCTGATTCTTGGTTGATTTACCAATAATATTATTACCAAAGGAAAAAGGTAATGACCGCACAGCAAGAAGTAAAACGCTTTACAGTGCACTATGGCGCTGCGAAAGGTTCTGACCTTGATAAGCATAAAATGAATGCTTATGACCTCGGTATGTCGATTGTTGAGTTTGCCAAAATGGTTAATCGTGCAGATGACATAATCAATAGCCAAAGTACTCTTGAACTAGAGGTGACTGCTCCGGCCAAAGAAGGTTCTTTGGTTATTGAATTTGCACTTCTTATCAAAAGCTCTGGCGCCCTAGAAGTAATGAAATATCTCGGTTTGAGCGCTGCTTCTGCCTCAATTGTTGGGGGATCAGCGTTCGGAATTGTTAGGAAACTGAAAGATAAAAGAATTCTTGGCATTGACACTGATACAAAAACGGATAAAGCCAAGATACTCTTAGATGGTGAAGAAATTACGGCTGATAAACACGTAGCCCGTTTGGTGTCAGACCCTGTGATCCGTCAGGCCATGAATGAAATCATAACTCAGCCTCTTAATTCCGAAGAAGAGCCATCGTTTAAAATAAAAGTTGAAGACGAAGAAGTAATATCGTTTAAGGATGAAGAGGTCTTAGACTTCACCCCACTACCAAAAGCATCACTTTCTAGCGAGAAAACGGAGGCCATCACAACGAACGTTCTCCTCACTCAGGTAAACTTTGGTTCAAGTCGTGGCTGGAGGATGCTCTACGATGGAAAGGAAATCGCCGTACGTATGGATGATGCTTCATTCATGGCCCGAGTAGAGGATAGTGAAAAGAGCTTTACTAAGGGTGATATGTTTGAGGTGGCGCTTTCAATAGTCTCGAAAACAACAGCCAGATCTCAAAAAACTGAGTATATTATTACTCGGGTCATACGCCACAGAGCATCAGCTGAAAGGAAGATTTTATAAAGTGAACGAAACCGAGGCGATTCAAACGATTGCACAGTTCATAGGATGGATGGGGCTTTTAACCCTTTCTCCGTTTGTGTTTCGCCTCGCCTGTGCTTTGTCATACTACCTCACAGGAAAGCTCAAGAAGAGAGAGACTCTAATCATTCAGTTTATGGAAAACGGTAAGGTAGTTAAAGAGACAGAGGTCAAACTGGACTCAAAATCACCTTTAGTTCAGCAATTGAATGATGCCAAAAAGGTAGCACGATGAGCACAGTCCCTCATGACAATGCTGTAGGCGTCAAAGCCGCTGTAGGTTCTACAGCCAGTCTAGGTTCTATTTTGATCGGATTATCCAGCTACATGCCTGGTGACTGGGGTAAAATTTTCGCCCTTCTTGTTCCCCTTATCAGTTCGCTTATATCATGGCTAGGTATCTATGCTTATAATCGCTGGATGGAGCCGCAAGCAGTCGTATCTTGGCGATCTGCTCTGAAAAAAGATTTAAAAGAACAATTAGCAATCATTAAAGATGTGCATTGTGATGAGGAAACAAAGGCAAAAGCAAAAGCTGTCTACTCGCAAACAAAAATGAGAATAGCAACTCTTCGCCAAGATTACGCCTCGGGCTCCCTAGGCATAAAAAGCCCGAGTTAATTGATCATTCTAGGCTTTTAACATTGACATACATCCTTCGACAAAACCGAGTGCTGTTTGTAGGTCTTTCCTTATCGTTCCGTCTGAACACTTTCGCTTTTTAGCAATTGTCCTCAACGATATACCAATCACAAAATGAGCAATAACAAGCTCATATTCTTCTGCTTTATATTTACGCAAACGAGCGACACATCCATCGATCATAATGCCTGTGTCTTCATCACACTGATTCCGTGATTTCTTTCCGTGTGGAAGCAGGCCTTTAAACCCGGCGGCAATCGGCTGCCAATTTAGGCCACTACTATCAGCAGCTGCCCATGCTCCCCACAGATCCATCACTTCATACATATCTCGCATGTTATCTCCACTGTTCATGCTATAACGCCGATTGCTAGCGCACGATCTAAAAACCGAAACAGCAGCGTTAATTGGTCGCCGTATTTCGCTTCAAATCCCACAGGGCCAGCGTGCAACTCGTTGTGATGCTCTCTGCACAGAGGTATCACAAACAGGTCATGCGCTTTTGTACCTATTCCACCCTGCCCGTGGCCTATCAGGTGGTGGGGGTCGTCTGCCGGGTTGTTACAGCACATACACTGCTGCGACTTAACCCAACGGGTGTACTTCTCATTTTTCCAGCGTCGGCGCTTGGGTTTAAGCATGAAGGATTCCGGCGTATCTGGATCAACCTTCACCGCCACTATCTTTTTTGCTTTTTCCTGCAGCAGTTCTACCGCTGGTAACGATGGAGTAATGTCACTTTCGCGCATTACTGATTGCATGGATTCTGGCTTTAGTCTTAGGGCCTTGATTGCCATACTTTCCGGAATAACATCTGCCAGCCCATTCTTTACCAACCACCAGCAGAACTCCGGCAGCGTAAGCGCGTGGCCTTCAGTGAAGCCAAGTTGACCACTTACGGTATTCAACAGCCAGGATACCAGGTTTTTACGGGCAATGCCTGCCAGCCGTTCAGTGGAATGATCACGCAATTTGTTATCACATCCCCAGCAAAGGAGAATGCTGCCGGGTTCGTGCCGCATGATGGTGAAGTCGCTCGCGTGCCAGTCGTTATGAGGCCACTGACATTCACGTTTTTTCATCAGCCAAGCATCAAGAACAGACAGGCCTCCAGCGCGCTGGATCACTCTGGGGTTTTCGAAAACAGGCTGCAAAGTGACATCCTCTGTTAGCGGCTGATGGGATTGTGGTAAGGCTCCTGAAGGCATGTCTGCCAGCTGCTCACCGGGAGTTTCGATAACTACGCGCCCCTGGCGGAACAGCCACATCAGTTCGCTACCGGGGCGAAAGAGCACGACCCCGGCAATGGGGGCTATCTCAGGTGTCAGTAATGCCCTCACGGTCTCGACTCCGTCTTAAGCTCATGACTGGAGATAGATATCTCAACCTTTCCACCAGGTACCTGCGGTCCCCACTCCACCAGCATTCGCTTAACCTGACTATCGTCCTCCCAAACACCGGCATGAGTGAGCGCATCGAACAACGCTTTGTTGTAATTGTCGATGTCACGGCGGCGCGCATCTGGTGGGAAAAGAAGGATCTCAACTGCGGCCGGTGCGGATGAGGGCTTTGGCAGGCGTCGAAGCTGCTCAACAATAGCCACACACGCTGCGCTCTGATACGCCCTGCCCTGTGCACTGATAAGATGGCGACCTTTAAGCGGGCCGCTGTTTGGCGCGCGCCAGTAAGTATTTACGCTTGGCGGGAAAGGCAGGGTTAATTTCATGGTTTCACTCCACGTTCTTCAAGCCAGGTGATTGCATACTCTCTGGCGCCCTCCTCACCCGTCACAAGCGACTTGATGATCGATACAGCATCCATATCCCACTCGCTCTTTAAGACTGTTATTCCACGAGCTGCGCCTGGCGCAACGGAGATATAGCCCTTCTTCTGTAGTGACTTAACATGACCTGCAGCTGTGTTACCGGATGAGCATCCAATCAGCTCCGCAAGCTCTGATAACGTAGGGGGAAACCCAGTACGCTCCTTGTAGAGGTTGATAGCATCGAGCACTTCGCTCTGTCGTGTTGTTAACTGATTCATACAACATCCCCTTTGGCATAGCCGCTATTCATCACAACTCCTGGAACCAGCTGAACCGCTGATCGTTCGGCCTGATTACCCCAGTGATGCCAGCCAGGTGCGCCGCAACGACTGAACAGCTCAATGCGTGGAACGTCACCGTAAAGCTTCTCCAGACGGAAGCGGGCCTCCTCCGGTTTCGCGCTATGCTCACCCAGTGGGCTGTAGATAACCTGCTTCACGCTGGCGCTCAGCCTTTCCAACCCCTTACCACGGGTGGCGATGAGAAGATCTTCGGTGTTGGCTCGGGTGTAGTTGCCGCCGTTCATCTTCGTCTGACCGTTCAGCAAATCGAGGAAGTCGTAAAAGTCCTCAACATTGCCGGAGGCCAAAGCTTTGTTGATGTGCTGTTCTGCAAGAGGGTTGAACTTCACCCAGGTGAAGCCCTTCATGGTTCGGACTTTAAACTCCCACGCCTCGGCTAGTTCGATAGCCTCGCGGGTATGGGTGCCGGTGAACCACATAGCCAGAACAGCATCATCGGCAGCCAGCTCCCAGACAGGCAGACGCTTCATATCAATAAGCTTCATGGTCCCGTAGTGGTTCGTGGCAGCACCATTGCTGATGGTGTTCCCGTATTCCCAGGCTGGATCGGCATAAATCAGTGAGTATTTCATCAATGGCCACCGTTGAATTGACCCGCCAGGAACCACTGACCCTCTGGCTTAGAGGTTGATTTGGCCTGACGCAGGCAGTGCTGGCGTTCTTTGAGGCAACGTTCGCGCTCGGTGATGAGGTCTGAACACTGGAATGCTTCAAACCAGAGAGAGGCGGCCCGACGGTACAGACCCTTTTCCTGCAGAGCTTTCGCGCTCTTGATCAAATCGGTCGCCCCAGTGTCTACGCGCTGAATTGGTTGACCACATCCAGCTGATGCATTCACTGCGTAGTAGCGGTAATTAGAACCAACCAGTTCGCGGGTGGTTAAGTTGAAATCATGCAGCCGGCAGACAGTGCGCTGGACAGAGTCGATGCTGTAATCTGCGAAAGCGTCTGCAATCTCACGACTGGTTAAGCCGGGGTTATCGGCAATAAACATTTCGAGTGTTTTCATCAGACTCATGATTTGTACCCCCTGAAGCCGTGCGGGATCTGGCTGTAGTCGGTGTTGTTGAAGCTGGACTTGAAGATTCCATCTTCGCGAGCCCACTCGCCGTTAATCCTCTGAGGTCGTCCAGCCTTATCCCAGCTGTTCGCTGATTTCAGGTAGCCAGGAAACTTTGAAGGCTGGAAAAGTGTCTGTGGCCGGAGATAGTCGGACATTTTCAGATCGTCACCCCACTTGGCGTTGCTGTAATCCACCACCAGCGATAGTTCTTCCACGGTGAACCCTTCACCAATACGGGCACGGATGTTCTGCAGCGAGGTGGTTGAAACCTGATAACGGGAGTTGGTGACCTGGTTCAGGTGAACCAAAACCTCTTTCGCCTGATCGGTGATCAACACATCACGGTCGGGTTGCGACGCAACCGGACAAGAAGGGGTTTTATTCTCTGTAGTACTCTCTGTTGTATTCTCTGTAAGAACATCAGTGCATTTTGACCTGATGACAGCGGTTCGTTTTGACCCGATGGAGCGTTTCACACTGACCTCTTCCATTGGTTCATTTTGACCTGATGGACGAGCGCATTTTGAACTCATGGATTTAGTCACTTTGACCTCGTCTAAAAGCTCGCTTTCGTAGTTGATCGTGTAGTAGTTCGTCATGTCGCGCTGGGACTTGTTCAACTGCTCAATTTTGAGCACGCCGAGAGTCTTCAGGCGGGTGAATGTGCGCTTCAGGGTGGACTCAGACCAGAACGGGAACTGCTCCAGCCACTGCTCGTTGGTGTTATAGATCCAACGCACGCCGTCGCGCTCCAGGCCGGAGTTTGTCTCTTTCAGCCAGTAGTTCACCTGCTGCAACGCAATCGCCTCATTGAGGCCAATGCTGTACGCAAGGTCAGGGTTTATCACTATTGGCCGGGATGGCATTAACAGGCTCATGGCAGTCCTTTAACTCTGTAAATTTACGCTGGAATTGCTCAAGAGGGCTGAAGCACTCATGGTCGTAGCCGTCGCGCAGGTAGATAACGCGTCGACTCTCTGGCTCCCACCGGATAACCCGAACCGGGACGCCGTAGTGGTCCCTGAACCTGCGATCAAGCTCTGGCATAAGACCTCCGCTTTACGACGCCATACCCCCACGATTGCAATCGCCCGACTGTGGTTACATGGAACCCAGCGGCCTGATACCATGCGCTCATACCGAAACGACGAGGCCCCATGCATCGGAAAGCCACGTAGTTGCGGCAGACGGTGATTTACCGTTAAACTGTTCATGCGTTAGTTTCTCCACTGATACGACACGCCACGACGCCCGGAGCTGCACACTCGCGGGCGTTACTCTTCTCTGGCGCGCAGAAAACGCGATACAACAGCGTTAAATGCTCTTGCCACTTCGCCATCACCTGATAGCTGTTCTCTTCGATTTGCTCGCGTTCGGCCTGGTCAATGACGCCATCAGCGGTTGCCTTGCGGACGAATTTGGAGTGCTCACTGATCCACTCAATGGTTTCCATCAGACGCTGATTGATGTCGGCGTTATCCACATCCTCGATATCCACCAGCGGGACGTTGACGCTGTTCGACTGGCGAGATACCGCATCAGCGATATGCTTGGTGCCGCTGGCCTGCTGGAGAACCATCGCCCAGCCCATTGGGAAAATCTGATCACCGCCGGTGCGCAGGCGGTTAAAAAGTGCATCCTCAGTCACGCCAAGCCATTCAGCTGCTTCGGCATAACCACCCGGCAGGCTTGAGATGGTCTTTTTAATTGCCGCCACCAGCCACGCGGGCTGCTTTTCGACTTGCCAGTGTTGATTGCCCACGGTTAACTCCTTAAATCTGTGGTTTCTGCTATGCCGCTTTCTCGTTACGCTTCTGGTAAAGCGAAGAATCGAATTTGAGTTTTCCTTTAGTGCGTGCATCCGCCTCTGCTGCACGGCCTTTAGGAATTAGTTGGCCTGGGCGAGTCCGCCATTGATAAAAGGCTTCTGGCGATACCCCAAAAAATTCAGCCGCCTTGTTTGGCGAACCGAAGTACTGCTCAAGTTCAGTTGTGGTCATCTTATCCTCCTAAGAATATTTAGATATTATTATCTAATCTTTTTTAGGTCAATAAAAACTAAGATTACTTAGGTTTTCATTTCTAAGGGTTTGAATCGTGGGGACACTTGGCACGCGGTTAAAGGAATTAAGGAAACAGAGAAAGCTTACTCAAGGCCAATTGGGTAAAGCGCTTGGAGTTTCTGATGTAACGATTGGCTACTGGGAAAGAGATCTGAACGTGCCGGGCGGTAAATCACTGACAAAACTTGCTCAATATCTCAGTGTAACTGAAGGATTCCTTTTATATGGTCGGGAGGATGAGGCTAACATTGGGCCTGCACCAGTAGCAGCGCAGCAAGTTCCCATCATTAGTTATGTCCAGGCTGGAGCTTGGTCACCTGAGTGCGACGCCAGAAATATCGATGGAACGGTGGAGTATATTTTGACGTCTGAGTTTCACTCTCATTCGACCTTTGCCCTCAAGGTCAAAGGAAAGTCAATGGAGCCTGAATTTGTTGAAGGTGATGTAATCATTGTGGATCCTGAGCTGCACCCAGGCCCTGGCGATTACGTTGTCGCAAAGAACGGCGGTGACGAAGCTACATTTAAAAAATACCGTGCACGCGGAATTAGTGAAACTGGAGAAGAAATTTTTGAGCTCGTGCCACTGAATGAAGACTACGCTATCCGCAATTCTGCAAAAGAAAAGATTCATGTCGTTGGGGTGGTTGTTGAGCACCGCCGCATGATGCGCCGCAAATAATTACTCTTCCCCCCAGAAAATCTAAATATGTTTAGGTTTTCTTCTTGACCTTCAATCTAAGTTATTTTAGATTGCATTATGAAAAGCGAACAGGCAGGACGCCCACGTAGTAGCTGCCGGCGGCATATGAAACACCGGATGAGATGACCAGAGAATGTGCTTTGCGGTGAACCAGCTATTTGCTGAGTTTATC